TGAGCGGATACTGCCGCACCGGCAGCACCCAAAGCCCTGTTTGCATAGTCTGCAATAGGAGGGGCAAAGCCAAATGTATTTGTTTGTGTGGTTACGTCACCCATGATCTGCTCCTTAGCTGGGAAGATATTTATCGGCGCGGCTGTTTGCCGCTACTCTGTCCTTGCCCACGGTCTTGGATCGGGCTTTCTGTACCCTGTCCATCATGGCATAGAGTTTACGCGCTCCTGCTTCAGTGGAGCCATTACCAAGCTCAGAAACAATCCGTGCGGGGATTACAAATTCTCCATCTGCAAGTCGAGCAGGCTGGTTTTGTCCAATAGTGGCGGGGATATCATCAGAGACACCATCGCCGGGGCCGCGCAGCAGTCTGCCGCCATCAGAGTAGGAGCCTAGGTTGTACCCGCCTTGAGCTAGTGCAGCAATGCCACCGTGAGCAAGGCCGCTACCACCAAATCCCATGCCATCACGCGCAGATTTCCCCTCGGTACTACCTCCGCCGCTAGTATTAAAGCCGCCATCACCACCATAACCGCCGCCGCCTCTTGATCCCTCTCGGCTTTCATCAAATGCCGCAATTCGTGCGTCTTGCGCATTTTGTTCGGCTGCTCTACGCTCATTATCAATAAGCTGTCCTGCTTGTGCAGGGTCAATACTCATTGGGTTAGCCGGTATTCCTGCTCCTGTCATGACAGTACGTGTGTACGGATTACCCATCTCGCCCACACCATAACCCGCGCCTGCAAATGTGTCTATGCGGCCTGTATTACCTTTGCCAAACATATCACCGTAAGCGTATCCAAATTTTGCATCCCTTAATGCTTTGTCTGCATTAATCCCTGCTTGCGTAATCTGACCGGGCAACATATTTTGTGCAGCGCCCGCAGCTAACATTGAACCCGGTAAAAACGGAATTCGTCCATAAGCATCTAAAAATTGAAACCCAAGGCTTCCCTCCTCTGGACTGGCTAATGGGCTTAAAGGAACATATCTATCTTCCGTTTTTTCCCGACTACCACGACTACCCATACTTGAGACTGTCTCTGGGTATAAAGCAGCAAGTTGACTAGAGGCTAAAGCTGCTTTTGCTTCTGGTGGAATAGCACCGTGGTAGAACAAGAATGGATTTACTGCGCCGGATTTACCAAGTAAATAATCCTGCGCTTTCTGGGAGTCTGTGCGAGTGTCATATGGATCAATAACGATAGGATTGCCTTTGGCATCAACAGGCGCACCTATATTGCCAATGGTCATGCCACCAGAATCATAATGTTGCGTTGCACCATATCCTGAGTAGGACGGTGCTGTATACATATCGTATTTAGTATCTTTCAGGTAATCTTTAGGTGGTTCAGGAGTAACAGAGGATTGGATGGCGTTAAAAGCACCAGCAGGGCTTTCTTTTTCCGAGATCTGTCCGCTGCTCGGCTCATATATGTCGGTGTTTGTGTTAAACCCAGCTTGCAAGCCTCTTTCTAAGCTCGTAGAAGCCAACCCCATTGGATTACTCCGGGTGGATGTATCAGAAGAACCGCCACCCAAAAGACTGCCTATGCCAGAAGCTATAGCGCCTGAACCGGGCGCAAATGCGTCCATAGCAAACCCAGCAATAGACGGTAGGATGTCCTCAAGAATGCCAGCCTCTGGCATGCCTGTCTGGGGATTAATGGTCAAAGACCTGCCATGAGCCTGCGCCAGAGATTGCAAACCTTGGATCTCCCGGGGAGACATATGAACAAGGGAACGGTCTGGGCCGCGACCTTGTGCAGCCATGTGATTTGCGAGTGTATGAAGGCTCATATCTGCCTCTCAGTAAGGGGGTTAATGGATAATATCATGCGGGGAGCGCCGAGACAAACGACATTGTGGCTACAACCGATTGAGTTGAAGGTTTGGTTGGTGTGCCAGACGCTGGGTAGTACTCAATAGTTACGGTAGCAATTGTGGTTGACCAGTAAATTTCTATATAGTCATTTGCCGCCATAGAAACAAAGTAGTTCCAGCCTTCAATATCATGGGATGGAACACCCGCGCTTTTACGAGCCGATATACCAACTTTACCCGTAGAACCCACAATATCTGTACCGTTTTGTTTAAGCCAAATAAAAACATCTTGCGGAGCGTTATCCAAGTTTTGTATCTGTGCGCTGAACTGTAGGTTGTATATCCCTGCTGCCGCTACCGTGATCTTGGAACTTGCAATACTCACACCATTGGCAAAGTCCGTGGTGTTTAACGTCATTAACGTGGCTGTATTTGCCGTTGTAGTTTGTGATTGATCGCTGGAAAATGCACCATAAGGAACCCGCAGACCTGAAGTATCCGAGGATGTCCGCAACTGCCCCATGATGTTGTCTAGCTGGTTAAAGTACAGCCGCAGGACGTTGTTAAGCTGGTTGAGGTAGTTCTCTTCATACTCTTTTGTAGCCGCAGGCAGGCGCGGAGCAACAACCCTATTGAGTTCAAACTCCGAGGTAACAACGTAGGTCATCGCCGCCCATCCGGTCTCAGGTCAATTCGTGGAGCGCCAAGCTGCCACTGTGTACCAAGGGTGTTGGAGGTAATCTGCATCTGCATCTGGCGACCACGAACACGGATGTAAAGTTGCCCCGTGAACTCATCTACATTAATTACAGAAGGTGCAGGCCCGCTGTTTACCACGTTGGCATTGCCTGACTGAGTAACCCCAGAGCCTGAGTTGTTTAAACCCTGTAGGTACATGGTGACCTGCGGGGTTGTGCCTGTTGTGGAGCCACGGAACGTCAGGTCGGGGATCATGCGGTACACAAATGCAAAGTTATGCCCGTCCCCGATGTCATACTGGGCAGAGGTTATAGACGCGCTGATAGCAGTGGCGGGGATTGTAACTCCGTCATCCACGCCGTTTTCATGTTCTACGATGTTGTAACTGTAGGTGGCTGCAAGAGGGAAATTGCGTAGGCCAGTATCCAACCATGCGGTACGCGCCATTGAACCGTAATACCAATTATCTTCAAGGTAGTTATATATAACGTACTTATCTATCGTGCTGCTACTTTCTGAGCAATAAAACCACCAGACCTCATTAAATCCTTCATTAGTGCTACCAAAAACTTGTTCCGATTGCTGGAGGTTTATATCGCTATAAACATGGCGTAGCAAGTCGCAACGCAGGGTTTGCACCCGTCCGTCGTATTTATAAAACTTATCAACTCCCATCCAGTAGCTAATACCAGAAGCCATTACCGCCGCATTAGGGCCAATGATGGAGATGTTGTCCCCAAGTAGTTGTGTACCCCAGACATATGGAGGGCCAAGGTACTGCAAAGAATACAAAGACGAGTCTGTCCACACCACAATCTCTTGTCGGCTTTGTAGCGTAGTGATGATTTCCGAGCCGTGCGACAAGCGCACACTACCTGCCTGATTGGTAACTGCTGGATACCATGTGGTCAAAGACTCCTGATCCGACCAGCGGATAAGCATGGGGTCAAGTGTTGTGCTGCCGTAGTCGTTTGTGCCAAAAACAATAAGGAACCGGCTGGCATCAGATATCGTAAATGTGTTTTGGTACAACGGGGTATATCCATCTGCACCGGTAAGGCTGGATAACAAAATACCGCGAGGCGATATAGACTGCACCCCTGACTGTGTGCCGGTGGTAGTAATTGCTGCCCCGCCAGATGTTGCTGCGAGGTTAAATGTGGTGGTAGTTAAATACTTGACGTAGTACGTAATCCCCGGCAGCAAGCCAGTCGGCAATGCACCGGTTGTAGAAAGCGTAATAGGCGTTCCTTCAATAAGCCCAAGACTGCATGTAACCACGCACGGTGATGCTATGGTCATAGTGATCGTGGTACTTGCATACCCTATGACTGCATCCCAGTAATACAAAGGAAACCCGCGAGGGCCATATACCAGATTCTGACCCCAGTTTAATTGGTTCCAAATACGCAGGCCGCTATTTGATACTGTGACTGTTCCGCCATTACCCCATGTTCCATCACCCCAAGCACCTGCGCCCCAGCCTTCAGTTGGGATATACACAGCGCCGCCCGTGGTTACTTGATAGACGGCATAAACAGTTCCGCCACCAGTGGTTGAGGAGGATGCGGTTCCCGCAACAAGTATGCTGTAGGTTGCAGCAGTTAAATACGTTATCTGGTATTCACCGGAAACTGTAACCCCACCAACAGCGGAAGCGCCGTAGAAAGTAACATAATCCCCGTTAGCAAACCCCGGAGTTTCCGCTACTATTACCGTGGTATACCCACCGGAGTTGGTTGCTGTATTAGTGGTAAATGGGTTGGTTAAAGTACTTTCTGTCCTGATCGGGGTGATGTCGTAATACGCACCACCGTTCTCAATATAAAACTTATTTGATGTGCCAACCCCAAGTAGATTTCTACCGGCTAGTGTTACCCAGTTCCACAGGGAGCGGCAGACACCTAAAAAGGTATTCTGGGAGATGCGCAGCCAGCCGCCAATCTTCTCTGGTGTGCCTTGGCGAAAACGTACCTTGTCGGACTCATACCAGCCGCCTTCGTTGGTATACCGAGTGTTTTCCCGGTTAACCCCCGGCTTGAGCAGTATTTTCTGTAAAGGCATACGTTAATCCAGTAATCGACATTCCGCAGTTCTGCGTTTAACCAACCCCGGCAAGACTCGTCCACCACCTTTTGTCCAGAGCATAAGCTGCTCTTTTGCACCTTCCCAATCCTGCGCATTTATCCTGCGCTTGAGGGTGCTGGTCTGTAAACGTCCCGTGCCTAAATTGTAGGCGAAGTCCACGATGGCGTTGCACTTTTTCTCGTCGGTCAACAAGACCGGGCATTGACGCAATACGGCGGGTAAATAGGTGTGGTGAAGTTCTTGCAGCAGCAACATGGTTGCATCAGGCTCAGACATTGGTGGATCAGTTAAAGCCACCTTGCGCCCGTCTGCGTAGTAGGTACTGCCGTAACCAATCGTGGCGACACCAGCAGGGCAGAGGTAGGGTTTACCCCTAAACCCTTCAAACTGTTTACACAGTGCTGCGGCGATGTCTAGCTTCATAGCCCACGTTTCGCCAGAGTTCTATCGAGGAACCAGTAATTTAGCGTGCCAGACACCAGTGCAGCAAAGTCGGCTGACATGATGAGTTTAAACACTGCCTCTGGAGGCGCACCAGCCGCCCATGCAGTCCAAGCAAACCAAACATGGGCAAAGCTCCACAGGAACAAAATCCAGTAGGTTGCTACCGGACGTACCGAGGCAGACAGGCTTGCAGCCCAACCACCAGCAGCCTTAACCATCTCTGTCTGCTGCTCCACGGCGCTGTTAAACGCATCCATAACCCCAGCGTCTACGGTTGCCTCGCGCTGCGCACCGATCTCAGCCATCTTTTGATTGCCGCGCAGAGTTTCCAGTTGGCACTGCTGCTCAAACATTTTTAACTCATGCCCCCGCTCATTCTTTTTGTCCATCCATTTGAGAACTTCAGGAGCCAAACGGAATACACCCCCAAGCAGGGAGCCAAGGATACCGCCACCAAGTAAATCAAACATATCAGTCCTTTTTGCAATGAGGAGCAGCGTCCTCGTCATGGGAAAGTTTTACGCCAGCCAGCAGGCCAATAAAGCCACCGACAATGGTTTGGAATGCGGGGGATATGAGTTTAAAGATTTCTTGATTGTCCACAAGCGGGTCAAACAAGCCCGCCATTAGCACCCCGACCATTCCAACGACAACTAGGCACAAGGTAAAGCTGACCATAAGGGTCACGGCAAACGTAAGTTTTGTCTTAATGGTGCTGTTCACATCAACCCCTCTTAATCAAGAATTCCCAAGCCAAGCCCCAATATAAGTACAAGCCAGCGCATACATAGGTCATTTCCTAATTTACTGTGCTTGCAAATATATTGGTAAATACTGTGCCATCTTCTAGTGCTTCAATTTCGTGAGGCACATTTGCGGGCAAGTCCAGCGGTTTTGTCCCCGGCTCCATATAAATTTCTCTACCTTTAACTCTCACTACACAAGAACCAGCGTGGCATACAGTTGCATGTTTAAAGTCATGCTCATGCATAGGAAGCCCCTCGCCCTGCTTTGCATGGTAAACACCCATCGTCGCCCCAGCGTACTGGAATAAATGGGTGGGGGGGATTGCATTCATGCTTACGTTAGACCTGCGTCAACCCAGTATCAATAGGAGGGGTTTGTACCAATGCTAGGATTTCACTAAACCCAGTGGCAGCAGCAACTTCCGCTTTACGCTCTAAAAGCCATATAGGAGCGCGGCGTTGGATTTCCTCCGCAAGCGCATCGCCGGTTAAAAATGCACCGTTAATTACAGGTACGTCAATTGCATAGGTGGCAATATCTTCACCAGTGTTACTGTACGTTACTTGAATTTGTCCGATAGTTGCATCGGCAGCAATAATACGATAGTCCATTAAGATTGACCTCCACCAGTTGTGCCGCCAGTAATACCAGCGCCACCGTTAACAAAAGATTTACCAGATAAACAAGCACCACCTGCGCCGCCTGCTCCGGGAGAACTTCCACCCGTAGCATTTCCTCCAGAAGCGCCGGAAGAACCTAAAGCTCCGCCATTACCACCGCTACCAGCAAAACTTGGTGAAGGATTAGTTCCACCTGATCCATTGGCAGCACTTGTTCCAGAAGTTCCTGCAACTCCTTGAGTGTTTACGTTCGCGCCTGAAGCTACCCCACCACTAGCCCCAGAACCGCCGTTATTACCTCTTCCACCGCCACCTCCACCGCCGCCATAAGCGTAAGACAGTCCTGTACCTTCAAAGAAAAACTCCTGCGAGTCTCCGCCGCCTCCGCCTCCGCCTCCGCCTCCGCAAGTTCCTGTATTAGTCCACGTAGTAGTCCTTGCAACAGATACCGCTGGGCCGCCAGAACTTCCTGCTGTACCGTTTGTAGTCCCAACAGCGTAAGTAGCATCACCGCCAGCGCCACCATTTCCACCTCTACCAATAACAGTGCCTGCGTTGGTTACCGTTACGGTGTCACCAGCAGCCCAAGATGTATTGACCGTAAATGCATACGAACCTGTCGAAGCGGAACCAATCACAACACCTGCGTTGATGACAAAGGTAACATCTGTGCTGCCAGCCACATACCCAGCAGCTTTTGCTGTATTTGCAAGGTAGTTCTGGGTGCTGGCGCTGATAGTTACAGTGATCGCTTTTCTAGCGACACCACCTAAAAACGCGTTCTTGGATGCAAACATT